CCCTTGCTGTTCGGCTATGTGCTTCGTTGTTGCCTACGCGCACTTGGGACTTTCACCCATTAGAAAACGCCCATGCTGGGCAAACAAAAGCCGGGAATCTTGCATATATCGCAAAATTCCCGGCTCCATTTAGCCTTTAATAGATACCACTCTATCTATTAGTTTGATATGTAATTTTCTTTTCTACCTCCAGGATAATCACATCATTTTTTCGCTTTTTTATTTCTGCCGTATTTCCCCTGGACAAAATCTTCTTTATTGCTTCAATCATTTTTTCATCAGAACTCATATAACACCTACTTTACAGGGAATGGGTACTTGCTCCCGTTGTCTGCTGCCTGTTTGTACTGGCCTGTATACTTTCCTGCATGGGATTCCATTTCTTTTGTTGCAGCCTCCAGCTTCTCGCGGACTGCTTCTAATGCCGCCTCTAAAAATATCTCAAATAGAAATCGGTTATCCGGGCCAACAATGGAAAGCGGGGACTGTCTCCCAAAAGCAGCCTGTCTTACATCGGCATTAAATATATAATCCATCTTGTCGTTGATGAGCTGGTTAAACTCCCCAAGTCTGGATGTACTTTCCTCCAGGGATATTCCTGCCTGTTCTGCAGGACTTCCGTCTGCCTTAACTTTGATACTTGAAAGTCGTTCCGATTCGTTTTTTAAGTCCCGCATAGCTTCATCAAATCGGATTAGGATGTTTCCATCCTTTGGATTTATCTTTATAACCCGGTTGGAATCCCCATTGATTGTAAATGTTTCAAATCCATCATCAAAATTAATATTTGCCATTCCTATAACCTCCGTTTATCATTTTCTTTAATCTTGCTTTATCCTCTGTCACCGTATTCTGCATAAACCCGGATATTGACTCCATTCCCTTCTCCATGCATCCTGCCGCAACACCCAGCAAATCATTTTGCGTTTCTCCCAGAATCTTCATGCAGCCGCTCAAACACGTTTCAACCATTTCTATTTTATTCATTGTTTTTACCCTCCATCTTTTCATAAATCGCCGCCAGTTCACAAATAACCACAAAAATCATTATTCCAATAACAATCACATTATCACCTACTTTCTTTGTGTTATAGTAAAAAAAATAAAGCCCTTCCTTAAACGGCTCTGCGTCTCAGCGTCTGGCTCTATACAATCATACTGCTATGTAATTTTCATTCTGCTGGCATATAAAAGACCCTCTGCCCGGCTTGATATGCTAAATCCACCTCATAAAGAACACCTTTAGCCCTCGCCATATCCTCATAGACTCCCACAAACAATGCTCCGTTATGAAACCTGCTTCTGACATACACCGTTGCCCCTTTACCATCGTGGCTGTATTCTGTATATATTTCACCATATTCAAGGTATTGCCTTGCATCCTGGGTTCTTATCTTCACCGCTTACCCCTCCTTTCGATTTCTGTCAACACCGCCATTGCTATATCCTTGCTGAATGAATCTGGATATTTTATCATGAAACACTTAACTGCATTTACGGTTTCCTCCCAGTATTCATCATCATCTGGTTTTCCTACTGGAAGCCGCTGCTTAAATAGCTTCCAAACGTCTGCGAACATTTCAAACTCCTGTTTCACCTCTGAATTTTTTACCACATCGGCCCCCTGTTAATCAAATGGTGTTTTCTCCTTTGCGGGCTTGAAATCAAAATCTTTACCCTCTGCTTCCTTGAAACTCATTTCCTCACCAACAAATTCCATTTGAAATTTTGCTGTTTTCCCTTGTCGGTTTTTCTCTACCTTCACCCCTTTGTATCTTTCATTTTCTTCTGAAAGATTCCAAAGCAGCATAACAACTGATGCATCCTGCTCAATATCACCTGATTCCCTCAGTTCCGACATAGTGGGTTCTTTTGTCTGCCGTCCCTCTGATGCCCTGTTTAACTGCGATAAGACTATGATAGGCCGGTTCAACTCCATTGCCAATGATTTAATTGCCTTTGAAATATCGCCCACTTCTGACACCCGGTTAGCATAATGACGTTCTGTCTTTATAAGCTGCAAATAATCAATGATGATGCAATCAGCCCCCATGTGCTGGCATTCTCTGCGTATCTCGCCCACGGATTTGACCCCGCTTGATATCCACACATCCAGCCTTTTCAGTTCCGTATTGGCCTTTTGGAACCGTTCTTTTTCATCCCCCAGGAAAGCCTTGCCCTGCCGGATACGGTTCATCATAATACCAGATTGCCGCGACACCAGTCGTTCATACATCTGCTTATTTGTCATTTCCAGATTATACAGCAGCACCCGCTTGCCCTGGATTCCCATATTGGTCAGTATTTGCGTAACAAAAGCAGATTTTCCAACTGCCGGGCGCGCTCCAATAACAATGATATCCCCACCCTCCAGACCCCCAAGACATTCATCCAATCGTGTGAATCCCGTGTAAAGAAAATCCCGTTCCCTGTCCACAAAACATCCTGGGGCCATTTCGTCAACAATCTCACTTAAGCTTTTTGCCTTTGGTCTATCATCCTCCTGCAATGCCTCCAGAGCGTTCACAGTCTCCCCTATTTGCTTTTCTACGGCAGAGGGGTGGAATTGTACTGCATTGATAATTTGCGTGGCTGTACGGGCCTTATATGCGTTTTTAATCACATCTGCATATTCCCCAGCCGCAGTGCTTGTCACACTTGAATCACTGCACTCTTTTAATTTGCTCAGTAATTCAGCTTGGGAAACATCAGCAATATTTGCTGCAAGGGTTACAAGATTGGCCTGATATCCAAAATCATGCGCTCTCAAAAATTCCAGATATATCCTACCTAACAGCGCGTCAACAAACATATCAGGGCGAATGCTCCCACAATCCTTGATTGCCCGTGGTTCCATCATCAAGGCACCAATAAGCGCTTGCTCCGCATTAACAATCATAAATCATCCTCCCCCGGCAGATAATCAATAATAGCCTTTGACATAAATGTATCGAAATTTTTACAAAAGCATATCTCTGTTCCCTCTGCCTCCCATTCACGGGTATAGGCTCGAACCGCCAAATAAATTTGCTTGTTAGTCAGCCGATAACGAACTTTGTTGATACAGCGCCCCTTTTTCACATAAGCACAATAGTATTCAAATGCTTTTGCTTTTCCCCTCTTTTTGGGATATATGGCATAAATCTTTTCAAAGTCTGTTTTCAGTTGTTCAAGGTCGGAATTATTATCTCCCGTCTTATCTGGTTCGGCTCCAGGCGAACATAATATATTTATTTTATTATTTACATTATTGTTTGTGTGCACTGGTCGTTCACTGGCTGTTCGATGGTCGTTCAATTGCGTTACATTCTGATGTTCACACATTTGGTACATATCCCAGTTTTTTATTGTAATTAGGCGATTTCTATTACCTGTCTGTTGTTCAATCTGCTGTTCACTTTCGTAACACTTTAAGACACGCTGTACTTTCGATTCCGTGACACGCAATTTGTCAGAAATGACCTTTCTGCCTGTTATCAGTTGACCAGGATTAAGCATTATTTTTTGCCCTTTAAACATAGCAGGAATTTCCGCATGGGTTGCATTAAGCAGAAGATAAATCCAAATAGCCATATAATCCGAATCCTTACATACTACAGGATTATCTAACATTTTTCTATGTAAGCTCACCCAGCCATTCAAGTTTAATCACCGCCATTCTTTAGCCCTCATGCATTAGCCCCCTGTCCATTCAGAAAATCAACCAGTTTGCCAAAATTGACTAAATATTTCGTCCCAACCATAACAAACGTTATTTTCTTCTGGAGGCATAATTTTCTTATGCAATCATAAGATAACCCGGTCCTCTCTGCTGCCTTACGGATGGTAAGCATTTCTGGAATAGACTGTTCCTCCTGCACTGGAAGTTTAATAGCCGCTTCTAATGCCGCCATCTCACCAAGAATAGCCTTTTCCTGCCGTTCTATATCCGCATTCCAACCGGAACCAGATTGCAAGAAAAGTTCTGAGCGTTGCCGCGCTAAGTCCGTATATCTGGAAACCATCTCCATTTTCGTCATATAATTAAAAATCACTCCTTCCCTCTAACCCCACTGTGTTAACCATCTGTCTATTCATGCCCGCCCGACATAAAACAGTAATTATAATTCTAAAATATTTGTTACATCTACTCCTAAAGCCTTTGCTATTTTGTGTGCTGTTTTTGCCTGGCAGCTCTTTCCGTTTAAAAGAGTAGAAAGATTACCACAGCTCATATTTGCCTTGTCTGCAAGGTCTTTTTGAAATAAATTCTGCTCAGCCATAATGAGATATATTTTGTCCTTACTTAGCTTCATTTCCTCACCTCCATTTTACTACACGATTTTGTGTACTTCATACAAATAGTATAGTACACGATTCTGTGTATGTCAAGAATAATTCAAAAAAAGTTTGCGTTTCTGTGTATTATGTGCTATGCTTAACCTGCGAGGTGTATATTATGGGAATTAATAAATATATTCAGATAGGCTCAAAAATGAAGGATGCCAGGATATCACAACATATCTCACAAAAAGACATGGCAAAACGACTTGGCTTAACTGTTTCAACCTATTCAAACTATGAGAATAATTATAGAGAGCCTAAATTAGAAGTTATCGAAAACGTATGCAAAATATTAGGAATTACAATTGAAGAACTTATGAACACTCCTGCATATAATCCTGAACAACACGTAGCAAGATTTGCAACACTTAATAATAATGAAATTCCCGATATCACAAAATACAAATTTACAATGCCTGTCCAAAACCCCTTGCCATGTGATGAATCGGAATCACAACTACAATCATCTTCAAAACAGTTAACTTCTTATATAAATAGAAAAAACATTATTCTTGATACAACTATTGCAGAAGATAATATAATTAATATTTTGTTAAAAAAACTTGAGAACGGTGAACAACTAACCGATGATGAATCTAAAATTCTTAATGAGCACACACAATATACAATGTTGCGTCTAGCACACCTTACAATGGAACTGAGAGAATCATTAACAAAGTATTATCTTATGCTTAATGAGGCCGGACAAAAGAAAGCCAATGAAGAAATAAACAGGGCCATAAGTCAAATAGAATTGCTTGCAAAAATACCTGAATATCGTAATGATACTGACAAATAATTGATTGTTTTAATCCATCTGTCCATTCATGCCCGCCCGGACTGAATGAAAGGAAGGATATTATGGCAAGTGTAAGAAAGCGCGGTAACTCTTATCAAGTCACGGTTAGCAATGGGCGCAGAGCCGATGGGACCCAAATACTTGAAACGGATACATTCACACCAGAATCAGGAATGACCCCAAAGCAGGAGAAAAAGGCCCTGGAGCAATTTGTAATGGACTTTGAACGTGATGTAAAATCAGGCCAAAATGTTAAAGGCCGGCGCATGACCCTGGAGGAACTATCTGAGTTATTTTTAAAAGACAATGAACCTACTGGAAACCCGGATGATGATATTATGTCCATCACTACCTGGGCCAGCTATAAGAACTGTTTGAAATTGCGCATCGTCCCACGCCTGGGGCATTTAAAGATATGCAGCATCATCCCAAAGAACCTTAAGGATTACAGCAAAGCCTTAAGGCAGGACGGAGCCAGGATTGACGGAAAACCCGGCGGGCTATCTGAAAGCACCATAACAAGGGATTGCGCCATTGTCAGCAGCTTATTGTCTTATGCCGTTGGTGAGGGATTACTTACCATAAACCCTTTAATCTATGCTGGAAAGCAAAGCAAGGGACATAGACCCAAGAAAGAGTATAAGGTGAAATATCTTACCATAGAGCAAACACAAGCGTTCCTGTGGGCCTTAGACAACCCTATAACGATAAAATACGGAGGCCGTAAGCGTAAAAACAAATCAGGGGAAGTATATTCAATCAAAGAATATCAAACGCCCTGGAAGCTCTCTTTAAAATGGCGCGCTTACTTTTATCTGGCTCTGTTCATTGGCGACAGACGTGGTGAGAATATAGCTTTCACATGGAATGATATAGATTTAGATACCGGAACTGTGAATATTGAAAACTCTACAGCTTATGTGGATGGAAAGATAATTCAGAAAAAGACCAAAACAAATAAATCACGCACTCCTGTTATACCTCCTGTTGTTACAGGCATATTGAGATTATGGAAAGCGGAACAAATGCGCCAAAGCATGGAGCGCGGCACATATTGGCAGGGATACCACGGGAAAGAATTTGATAAGAATTTTATCTTCACACAAGAAAACGGGATTCAGATGCACCCTTCAAGCCCATACCATCAGTTCAAACGAATCATAGAACTGTATAACAAATATGTGGCAGAGGATTGCAGCCACATGATACCCCCGGATATAACCCCACACGATTTACGGCATACTGCCGCATCCATATTGATTGCAAATAATATGGACCCGCGCTCCGTTGCCGGGGTTCTGGGGCATTCCAATGCGACCACCACATTAAATATCTATGCTTACTTTTTCCGCAGCAAGAATGAGGAAGCGGCTAACATCATGGAGAGTGTTTTAATCAAGGCAAATTAGTCAATGTTAGTCAAATGTTAGTCAAATGTTAGTCAAATCAAGAAAACCGCCCACATCGGACGGTTTTTCTTTTGCTCAAATGTTCAATTTTCCTTGTAAATACGTACTTTTTTAATAAGCCACTGGCCGGACTCGAACCGGCGACCCACGCATTACGAATGCGTTGCGCTACCAACTGCGCTACAGTGGCATCCGAACAGCAAACGCCATTCCTTTGATGCAACAAGGCTGCTGCCTA